ACTTTTGAGTCTTTCAACTTGTGTTATATAAGTGGCTGCTGTGCCTTCAATACCAGCACCTCCAGCAGCTTCACTTGCCATTTTGTTTCCACTAGTAATTGTAATTGCACCAGTAGTTGTGTTTTTTGAAACAGTCTCAAATCCGTTTTCTGAACGGACTGGACCTGAAAAAGTTGTTGTTCCCATAATTTTCTCCTAGTTGTAGATATAGTTTTCTAGGTTATCTGCCAAGCCAGTCTATATCCATTATTAATCTTGGTAATTACAGTATACATAAAAAAAGGGGCCTTGTAAGCCCCTCTTTTCGTTTATCATAAGAGATGTTTAAGCTGCACCAGGTGAGCCAAAAATACCTCTAGGATCGGAGAATCCAAATGAATATCTCTCTCTTGCTTTAAACCTTACATTACCAGTATCAAAGTCACCTTCAATAGCAGTTTTTACTGGAGCTCTAACAAATTGTTTCATGCCGTTAGGAGCATCAGTCATAATGAAAAAAGCATCTGTATCTGTTAAAAAATGATTAATTCTATAACCTTGTGGAATCATTCCCATAGAAGCCATAGCATTAATATCATTATCAGCTGTTCCCACTCTTTGCGGAGTTTTCAAAATTCTCTCAGCAGTAAATTGTAATTCTTTTGGAATTATTAATTTAATACCTTGTGTAGAAATTTTCAAACCTCTTTCATCAACAAAAGCCGCAATGTCAATTAAGGACTGCTCTAATGATGTTTCTGATAAATCAGCAGCTGTGCTTAGTGTATTTTGAAATGTGCCACCACTTAATATTGGATGACTTGCATTACATAAAGATACACCATCACCACCTGTGAAAGATGCGCTGAAGGCGTTGTTAAGAACATTTGCAGCTTTTACTTGCTTAGTATTTGACATACTTCTTGCTAAAGCTCTTGTGTATCTACCAGCTAATCTGTCATACAAATTATCTTCAATTGCTTCTTCGGTAATTGCGAAAGCCATAGCGATGGTTTCGTGTGTATACCTTGCAGTGAAAGATTCGTTTGCATCATCAAATTGAACTGCTCCACCTTCTGCTTTAACAGGAGCTGATCCAAAACCACTTAACATTACTTCTTCTTCAAAAGCTCTGTCTGAAGTTTCAGCAGTATATATTTCTGCATGTTCATTTTCGTACCTGTTATATTCCAAACCGAAAAGTGCGTTCAAGCCTGGTTCTAACTCTTTTACTAATTGTGCTCTAGATATTGCCATGCTTTATACTCCTGTGTTTGAAACTGTACCTTGGACTATAGAGCCGTTCGGTGCATTAAAATGATTATTAATACGCACGATCAATGGAATACCTGCTGCTGTGAAGTCTGAATTTTCAGGATCTTCTTGAATTCCAACAATACGTAGAGGAAAAGCAGCTGTAGTGTCTGCTGTACTTAAATCAGCAACAGCAGTAGAAATACCAGTAGTATTATTACCACTGTTACCATTTGCCATTTGCACGTTTAAGAATATTGCTGCTCTTATTTCAGCTTCCGTATCAAAATTTGCTCCACCAGCATCACCTGCTATCACAAATAATTGCATTGGATCGTCATATAAAAAAGCCTTCACTGGGTGATTACTATCAGCTCCAGACCCAGGCCAGTTGTTAGAGAAAATTCTTTCTCCAGTGGTACTTGAAACATATTCGCAACCATAGAATACACCTAAGATAGAAACTGTTCCACCACTTGCTGCTTGTAAATCATCGATTGTTCCAGCCGCAGTAGGTATTACAGGCATCCCTTGGTAAATTCTATTGGCATTGTCATAAGCTATTCTGTATTCAGTAGTACCAGTAGTGTTGTAACTTGAACCTAATCTTGCTAAAGGTCTCAAGCCAAACGATACATTAGTATTAGCCATATTTTATTTCCTTATAAAATAATTAACAAAAAAACTCTCACTTCTTGCGAGAGCCACCAAAACTTACCCTTGATTGTCTATCAATATTGACAGGCATCTCAGGACGTTGTTCCCTTAGAATATCGTTATCAACGGACTTTACTTGATCTTTAGTAATGTCTTCAAAATATTTTTTGCGTTGCTCGACTATCTCTTCAGGTATCCTTGCCAACACAAGGCCTCCAACCCCGATTAACCCCTGATACTGCCCTTGTTGCACCACTGGAAAGTCGTGATCGCCAAGTTGGTTTTTTACTTCTTCAGCTCTTACGAACTCCCAACCTTCTCTAAGTTTTTTAGATACATTACCTGTATCCATAAAACCAATGCTTTCAGTTCTTATCCAACGATGTTTATATCCTTTAGGCGCAGGAGGTGCATCCAGACTTGATGGTGGAGTCCAAGGTTTATTCCTAGTTTCTACAGTTTCCCTTGAACTGCGTGAAGTTCTATCTATTTTCTGTGTCATAATCTATCCTTTCACGTATTTAGCGTATTCTTCTAATGGCACTCCTAATTTTTTTGCTATCGCAACCTGCGAACGAGTGAGTTTCACAGTTTTACGTCCTTGCTGTTTTCGCCCCGCTGAGGCAACAGTTTGAACGGGTCTTGTCTCTTCAACAAACTTATTAGGGAAGTATCCCCTCATTTGCTTATCTACTTCAGCATAATACTCTTCACTTTCTACGTCAAACCCCTTTTGGACTAAATCTTCATGTATTCCAAAAGCTGCATTTGTCATAGCTTTATCTGTGCCAAACCAATTGTTCTCTCCTGCCCATTCTTGAGCTCTAGGACTTGGAGTAACTGGTTGTTGTACCTGCTCTTGTGTAGGTTGTTCTTTTTTAACTTCTTTTTCTTGTTCTTTTTGTTGTATTTTAATTCTAGCTTTTTCTTTTTCTACAGCTAATTTTGTAAGTTGGTCATTAGCTTCCATTATTTTTTTTGAATCTTGTGATTCAATAGCTTCTTGTAAAGTTTTCTTAACTTGCTCTCTTTCGGCATCTACTCTAGCATCATATTCTTTAACATAATTTTCATCTACTGTAGAATAACTTTTTTCAATATCTGAATATTTTTGTTGTAAACCTTTTGCATAATCAAGCGCTGCTCTTTCTCTTCTTTGAGACTCTCTCCAATTTTTTGTAAGTTTATCTATTCTTTTTTGGACATTACCAGATATTTCAGTCAAGTCGTCTTGTGGATTATCTTCAACTTTTACTTCTGTGTTTTTATCATACTCTGTGTAACCTAAATCAACAGTAGGTGTTTCCACCTTTTCATTGTCGCTTGATTTTTCAGTTACTTGTACTGTCTTTTCTTCTGCATCATCTATATCAAGTTCTACTTGTTGTTCTTGTGCCATAACTACTCCTTAAAATAGTGCGAGGACATCCTCGGGTTTTTTAATTGTTGCAATGATCTCATCATCGTTTAATATTCTGTGTTCACCAAATTTAGTTTTAAATCTAGCTCCCGCATATCTACCATAAATAACAAATTGTCCTTCTTTACACCAAGGACCTTCAGGGAATTTACTTTTATCTTTATAACAAAGCTCTCCCATCTTTACAACTAATCCAACTACAGTTGTCATTTCCATTGTTTCTGCTGTTTTATCAGATAGTAAAATACCACCTTGTGTTTTCTTTTCAGGAACAAATGGTTTTAACAACATTCTATAACCTACTGGATCAGGAAGCGTATTTAAATATTCTTCTCTCTCTTGTGTGGTTAAAGGTATATTGGGTTTTTGTTTTATTCTTTTAGGTAATATAAGTTTCGGCTTCTTCTGTAATTCTACACTCATTTAACTTTCCTTTTTAAGCAGGTCATTTAAGTCCTGTTGCAACGTTTCTAAAGCATTGATCTTTCCTCTAGCATATTGTAAGTTTTCCATTGTGTCTACACTATAAATGATATCTTCTTTATATCTATCTAAACTGGATTTTATTTTAGCTCTTAAAACTTGAATAGTATCAATATCGTACATTTATTTTTTTGTTGTTTTCGTATCTACTTTTTTGATTTTGTCCAAGGAGCGCAATCCTCCGATTCCTAACATTCCAAGCAAAAGAGGCATCATAATCGACATGTCAGCTTGTGGAACAGTAATACCAAATCCTGCACAAATCGGAGCTACCATAAAATTTATTCCTAGAGATAACGCACAAATCCATCCGCACAATGGCCTCCACGATGATTGAAACCAATTACCTTTAGCTTCTTCTGTGTTTAGTTTTATTTGTGCTAATGCTAACTCTTGACTATGTTTTTCTGCCATTGTAGATATTTCATGAGCAAGTTGTGCTTGTTTATCTTTATCTCGTACAAATTTTCCAATTAATTTAGTTGCTGGTCCTATTAATGCAGTAAGTGCCATTATTTTACTCCTGTAAATTTAACGCCTTTTATCTGTATGGGTTTTACACCCTTTATAGGACTTCTTACACCATTTTCTCTATAAGGGCAACCACCTTCTTTCATACCTTGAGGGTTAGGACCTTTTTTTGGGGGCACTCCTCTTGCTTTACCAACTCTATTGGACAATGCTATAGACACATCTTTTGTGTCAACATAAGTTGGAGCAATATCAGTTACAGATATAGCATCGTTTTTCAATTGAGCTATTTTCATAGCCTGTTTGCTACCATATTGTTTTAATCTACCTCTTTTATTTCTTCTTATTGTAGGAAATAATTTACCATCAGATCCCATAGTTCTCATTGTTTGATTATCTATGGTAGGTGATTTAGGGTTTACAGCTCTGTTTACATAAGGGTATTTTTTACTTTTAATAATTTTGTCAGCTACCTTATAAGCAACACTAGGATTCTTTACTTTTTCCATAACCTTACCATTTTTTGCTCCTTGTACCTGTTCATAAGGCATAGGAAACACTTTTTTTGTAGGTCTTTGTGTTTTGTTTTTAATTTTAGCTAAAAATTGAGACATAGAAGGTATGTTTTCTTGTTTAATGTTACTTCTTTGCTTACTTGCCATTAAATTTTGCCCAAGTTGCATAACTTTTAATTTGCTTTGAAAAGTTTTTTTAGTTTTTTTGCTCATTTACCTTACTTCTCGCTATATCTACTTTTTCATCAGCCACTCTTATACGTTCTTGTGCTTGAAACTCTTGATCTTCTCTCTTCATTTTATCTAAATCTATTTTTTCTTCAAATTCATCTATTTTTCTTTGCTCTGTAGCAGCAAACTCGCCTTGTCTTCTTTGTAAGTCCATAGCTCTTAGGTCTAACTCTCTAGTTTTAAGAGCAACTAACGGATCGGGTTTACTTGTACCTTGTTCTAATTCAGCTAAACCTTGTGTAAGTTCATTTATAGTTTGAGCTATCTTAG